TATCAATTTGCGCCTGAGTCAAACCAGGCAAACGTTCAAGAATCGTGGCGACCTCTCGATCGATCTCGACCTGCTTGAGTTTATCACCAGTGATTAGGCCAGCCTTGATCTGCAGATCCTCCACTGTCTGTCTGTAATCCTGTTGGACTTTTGCCTGCTCTCTAAACGACTGCGCGATAGCTCTGCCTGCTTCCTGCGCATAGTTAATCTGCGCAAGGGTAAGTCGAGTAGCAGCCTCATCTTCTGCCTTTAACTTTGCACGGAGGCCGAGTTTCTGCTTCCCAATCTCGATGATATCCAGTTCGTACTGCGCCTGAGCTTGAATCAGTTCATTCTCAGCAACGCGCCCAGCATTGAGTTTCCTGCTGGCATCCAGTTCTGCCTGGCTGATTTCTCGGATCTCGCTCTTGGCGGAACCCCCTCCTCCGCCGCCACCCGTCATTCGTGGACGTGGTGCTGATTCCCTGTTACGAACGCCAGCAACAATGTCTGGGGTCAGAGCCGGCCCGAATTGCTGCCGAGTTATCCTCCGCTGACCACGCCGCGGCATATCGCCAATGCTGCCGGTGGCCATGATCGAACCACTCTGAGCGATAGCTCTGAAGATCAGGTCCCAATCGACCATCTTCACGACACTATTCAGATACTGAATGGCAGCAGTCAATCCACGAACGCCTTCGATGATTGCCGGCAATGCAACTTCGGCTGCAGTCAGTTTTAATTCCTCAACAGCATTGCCCAGATTCTTGAACTGCTGCTCTGGTCCTTTTAGTGCCTCTTGCAGTTTGGCAGCGCCATCTCTTTCAATAGAACGCAAAGCAGCGATCACAATGTCGCTGGTGATTTTTCCTTCCTTTGCAAGATCACGAATCTGTCCAACACCGACGCCCATCTCCTTGGCGATGGCCTGAACGATCACAGGGGTTTGCTCGAAAACGCTATTCAGCTCCTCTCCTCGCAATACGCCAGTGCCAAGGCCTTGACTTAATTGCAGGAACGCTGCGCTGGCTTCCTGCGCATTGGTGCCGCTTAACTTTGCCGCAGTATTAAAACCGTTGTAGACCGTGGTGATTTCTTCAAGCGATAAACCAATGGGGCGCAATCTGGCATAGATCTGAGCAAATTCTTGATTTGCCTGGGTTTGAGTGATGCCGAATTTCTCGGCAGCCGCTGATGCAGCAAATTGAACCTGTGTAAATGAATCGAAACCTTGGCTCAATGAACGCAAACGGCGTTCTGATTCAGCAGCAGAAATTCCGGTATCGACAATCGACTTACCCAGCAGCCCAACGCCTGCAGCGGCCGCAGTGATGGCGGTCAATCGGCCGCCAAGGCTCAATAGCCCCTGCAGCGCGCCGCCTCCTGCTGCCGCAGGTGCTGCCGCAGAAGCTGCCCGGAGCTTTACCTGCAACTGATCGATCTCACTCCCCAGGCGTTGGTATGCCTTGCTGTTTAGATCGACGCGATCGCGCAATGCAGTCAGTGCAGCAATATGCTGCCTGATCCCTGCAGTTGTATTTCCAGCCTCCCGCGCCATGCGGTTGATCTGGATATTCATCTGCCCTAGCTGGGCTTTGCTCAGTTGAGCAGTGCTTTCCAGCCCTTTGAGGTTTCGATTGAAGGCGCTGATTTGATTGGCGCCATCGACGTTGACCTTCAGCCGAAATGCAGCATCGCGATTCAGGCTCATGGTTAGCCCTTCCGATCGTTCATCTTGCCCATCGCTGCTGCTTCCATTACCTGCAAAGCCTCCAGCAGCGAGCGGGGATCGTCTACTTCGTACAGCTTAAAGACCCATTGGGCTGCTGCATAGTCCAATCCGACAACTCCACTCATCGTGGTGCGCCACTGCGTTTGCAGGCGAAGGAACATCTGAACAGTTGACCAGTTATCAGGCCAAACCTCAAAGTCCTGGGCCACTGGAGGGGGCAAGTCGGGCAGCGTGATGCCAAATGCAGCGGCATCATCGTCCACTTCATCAATCACGCCGCCGCTTGCCCAATGCTCAGCGGCCTCGATCAGTTTTTTCGCTTAGCCCCCTGCAGGCTCTCGAAGTAAGCAAGCACGATCGAACTGGCCAGCATTGGGACTTCCAGTAGATCGGCCAAGGCTTTCTGGCTGAAAGGCACATCTTTGCCTTCATCGTCTGTTACGCCAGACCAGCCGACGATGACCTCTGCCGCTATGTCGGCATCAGTGATCCCATCGGATCCGATGCTGTCGCTGATCTCCCGAATACGGGTTTGCGATAGTTGCTTAAATTCGCAGTCAAAGGTCTGGCGCTCAAAGCGGCCGCCATCGACTGGGATGTCGAAATGGACAGGCCAGCTGTAAGAGCCAGACCGTTTAAGGACGAAAGCCAAGATCAGGTGAAAACGAGACTCAGCTCATCATTGCCCGAACTGGTCGGAACTGCAATGAATGGCATGTTCAGCATCTGCACCCCGTCCTGATCGCTGTAGGTCAGGTTGCCCAGGTCGGACTGCGCAGTGGTCACCGTGCAGATGTTCCCGCCGGTGGTGCCGTGCTGGAAGGTAATGCTGCCAGTGCTGCTGCCGGTGGCGACCGTGAAGAAGTCCTTGGCCGCAATGGTCGGAGCTTCGATCACGATGGTGCCGCTGGGCGCGCGGTTGGTGATCATGATCTCCTTCGAGCAGCCCACTAGCTCGCGGTAGATCACATCATTGGCGATGCTGAAGTTGTAGGACTGCAGGCAACCGCTGTAGGAGAAGGCGGAGAAGTTGGTGGTGTTGCCCTGCTTGAAGATCAGCGGGGTGGCCTGGTTGGCGTAGGTCGGGGTCGGCAGGGTTTCGTCAGTGGGGGCGTTGTAGATGCCGGTCATCGTGAAGCTAATCACCGGAATCTGGCCAACCTCGCCATTGATCTCAAAGGTGCCGCGGCAGCCGGTCACCTTATGGCGAATCCCATCTTCGTGGTAGTAGATGGTCACCGAGCTGAAGCTGGTGCTCACAGGCGCATAGGTGGCGCTTGTGCTGGTCACCAAGGTCTCGGAGAGACCGCAAGCCTTAAGCACAGGACCGTAGGCCGGAGCGGTGCCAGCAGTGCCAGAACCAGCCAGCTCAACCTCGAAACTCACCTCGACGCGAGTTTGCGCCAGAAGTTGATCGGCCTGCCCCATGTAAGGGCGAACCAGATCGCGGTTCACAGTCTCGGCGACCAGTGGCTGGATCTCCAGGTTCCGCACCAGGATCGCATTGCTAGCGCCGGTCGGAGTGGAATCCGTGCCGTAGGTCGATTCAATCTTCGCCAGGATCAGGCGCCGGCGTGTCAGAACTGAGGCCATTGGTGGCTACCTCGGAAGTGGGGTGAGGGGCCGGCTGAGTCCGCTCGACGAGCTTTCGCTTGCCGGTTTTCTTGTCGACCAGATAGCTGCCGCCCTGGCCTTGGTATTCGTCCATCATCGTAGCTACTACGGACTCTGAGCCAAATTAGCTACTTGAGTTCGATACTTCACCACGAAGTCGCAGGAGATCACGCCAGATGGCTGATCAGCTTCCTGCAAATCAAAACTTACTCCGGTCGGCTGCACGTCATAGGCAAAGCCGTTACAGGTGAGATCGGCCATGATCTTTGCGTGCAGTGATTCGATAATCGGATCGGCAACTTGATCGGGGATATTCCCGCGCACGATCACCGCAACGCGCACAGTCAAACTCCAGTCCAGGGTTGGCGTACTGGTCAGCTGCACACAGACATCACTGATCGGCTCGACCACCAGTGCCGGCAATTCACCACGAGCCAGCGGTTCGACCCGGCTGCGATAGATCCGAGTGCCGACGCCAGTGGTATCGGTCAGATTGGTGCGGATCCTGGCCAGGATCGATTCGCGCCGTGTCGTCATGCCGAAGCCACCTGCACCACTGTGCAAATGATGCCAGGGATGCTCGGATGCGCAGGGCTACCAGAAGCCGACTCGGCGTGGATATACGCGGCGACGTTGGTGGTCATCCACATCAGTTCGATGTAGTCACCAGCTACCAGACCCAGCACAAAATTCACCGTGCCGATCACGTTGCCAGCAGTTCCGCCATGGCTGGCGATGATGCTAAAACGGCTGTCGCTAGCAGGCACATCACCGCTGCTACCGCTGTCGTTCTTCCGCAGCCAGACATTCGCATCATGGATCTGCGTATCGGTATTGCTGAACTGAATCGAGAACGTGAAGCTATAGATCCCCGGATGGTCGACCGTGATGCGGCTATTCGAAACAATCTTCACGCCGCGATTAGCCAGATCAACCTTCCGCAGCAAGATCGGATAGGCCGTGTCGATCGCAGCTGCGACCTGTGAGGTCTCATCCCAGAAGGATCCCCAATATCCAGGGCAGCCGTGATAGGGCAACTTATTCCACGGCGTCAGGCCATCGCCGATCTTCAGGTTGTCGGTCTCTTTCTCGACGCCAGGCTCTCCTGCCATCAGCACAGGATTCAGCGCTGACCACTGGCTGCGAGTGTTGACCTTGAAGGGACCGCTCATGTCTTCTGGATCCCGAGTTGAACGAATTTGCCGTCGTCGAGCAGCATGGTCTCGCGGACGGTGTAAGCAGTCCCATCCACAGTGATCGAATCGCCGCGGATGAGACTGCCGAAGGCGGAGGTCCTAGCGGTCAGCGTGTAGTCGGTGGTGAGCACCATCCCATCGCTGATCACCTGGCTTGGCATGTCCAGGATTCCGTTGGCGGTAGTGGCGCCAGCTGTACAGCTGACGCCAAAGTCCGCCAGGAAGATGTCCAGATCCTCCGTCAGCGCCATGATCAGCCGTACTTCGCGGAAGCCAGACCGATCACCGCAACGGCACCAGTACCAGAGCCGCCTGCAACGGTCACGGAGACCTTCACAAAGCGCTTGATGTCGGTGACGTTCACAAAC